ACTGTAATATTTTAAGTAGTCTGATTTAAAATTTACTCCGCCACCTGAGTATGAGCTACCTTCATGGTATTTTATACATACATTAGTTATCCCTGTTGACTTTAAATGAGATATTAATCCCTCTATGCTTCCATATTGATTGACTTGATCTTGCAACTGCCATACCCAAAAGAAATTGCTAAAGTTGTCCTTTGTAACCTCCTGTGCTTGTACAATTGATGGCATAAAAAAAACACCAACCATAAAGGCTAGTGTCACAACAACAGAAAATATTTTGTTTTTCAAATTTATTACCTCCTATATTATAATATATAAATTTTTAAACAGTCACATATTAATCATCCCTTTCTTTTCCTTCCAATTTATCTATCCTATGATGTGCTTGTTTTGCAGAAGATTCTACTGCTGTAAGTCTTTCAAAAACCTCTAAGAATTTTTTTTCTTGAGATTTTATATCTATTTTAATTTCACTTACATCACCCTTAATATCATCAGTTTTCGTTTCAATCCTCGTAAGACTATTTGCTTTATTTTGTTCATCTTTTTTACAATATCTCGAAAAACTCAAGGCTGAAATAATTACTGCTGTTGCTGAGATTATTGTACTAATTATTGCTATCAAATCAGTACCCCCTTTAAATATGGAACTGGGCAAATAAAAAGAACTTAGACAATTCTAAGCTCTTTCATTTTTATTGTTTTTCTTATTTTTATTTGGAATATATTCTAATAAGTCACTAATGTCACATTCTAAGACCTCACATATTATGTCTAAATGATCTATATTTATCCTTTCTATCAGCTCATTATATATTTCAGATATAGTGTTTGCTCTTATACCCGTCTTTCGGGCAAGATCTGCTTGGGTCCATCTCTTTTCACCCAAAAGCCTAGATAAATTTATCTTTATCATGCTTTACCACTCCCTGTTATATCGATTTTCAAGGGAATTGTAACGCTTTAAGAGATTTTCAGGCTCATTTTGATATAAAATATCAAAAGAGTGATACAGTCTATCACTCTTCGCTATTGTGAATATTAAAATTTAAATTACTAAATAGTTTATCTCGTAATAAATAGCTATTACAATGTTTTAATATACCCATATAAGATTGGACTGTTGCATTTACTTTATCAAAAGGGAGCTGTTTTCTTTCATATTGTTTTTTAACATATTTAATTCTCTTTTTCATTTTTAAAGATGTAGACTTTCTCACTTTTAAATGTGTAGGCCATAATCTATATCCTACAAATTCTATTCCACATGAAATAGGCCTAATTGCTGTTTTTTTATTTAAGTTTAATTTTAACTTTTCTTCTAGAAACGTTTGAATTAACTCTTTATACTTATGGAGCTTTTTCTTATCATCAGAAAGAATAATAACATCATCCATATATCTTACATAATACTTGATACTTAGTATCCTTTTACAATACTGGTCTAATTCATTAAGATATAGATTAGCAAACATTTGGCTTGTAAGATTACCTATTGGTATACCTTTGCCTGTGATTCTATCTCCTGGATTATTTACATCACCATTAATTTTTAATCCAAACAAAGTTCCTTCATAATTTATTATAGTTTTTAGAATATTTATCATACGATTATCTTTTATTCTTTTTTCTAATATATTTATCAATATTTCATGGTCCACTCTATAATAATATTTAGATACATCCAGCTTTAAATAATAAAACTTCTTATCTTTTTTACTAACTAATTTTAGCCAATAATAAAGCCTCTGTACTGCTTTTAGTGTACCTTTTCCTATTCTACATCCATAACTATCATAAATATATGATTTATCAAATACAGGATTTAAAAGTTGATATATTCCCCATTGAACTATTCTATCTTTAAATGGTAATGCCATAATTAAACGTTGTTTGGGCTCATATATATAAAATTCTCTATATTGTCCAACTTTATAAGCATCATTTTTTAGTTCTTCACTTATATTCATTAAATTTTCTTCAAGATTAAATGAAAATTCAAGTATTTCATTCCTGTATCTCTTACATCTTCTAGCTTGTATATAAGCTTCGTGTAAATTCTCATAAGTATATAAAGTATCATATACATTTTTAATTTGTTTTGTCATTTGATTCCTCAGTAAATTTGTTATGCTTTGCGGATCTCATCACAAGACTACTATCGGCAGTCATAACTAATATATTTTTTGCTTTGTCAGCATGGAAATAAACCCCTTTATTCATGAACTCTCTGCACTGGATATAAGTCCTTGAGCTTATACCTTCTGGCCACAAGAGTAAAGCAGCCCGGAACCCCACGTTATTATTGTTGTTACTTCGATTATTATTCAAATTTAGGGCAAACACGCCAGCACCAGAACCATTGTTCCAATTGCCACCAAGCTACGGCCTATTCCCAAAAATCTATTGTTTGGCGGATTTAATCCATCCGCCTACCATTTTACCTATTTCCACATTAAATCTTGACCACACTTCATACTTTTTAAAAGGAAGAAAGCCTAAGTCCTTCGCTAATCTTGTATAAGCTCTAAGCTTAGTTACTTCTACATCAAGATCTCTTAATGTTGTTTTTTTATAATATTTTTTATGTCCTACAATTTCATATTCCAAAATTTGATGCATACATCTTTTCATATCATTACCTAATGCATATTTCTCTGACTTTGGGAATTGAGCAATTGCACTATATCCATATTCAATCATATCATAAGTTTTTTGAATTATTTTTAAATCTTCCATTGTACCACCACTAAAATTTTAGCACATACTGTTTTTTTATATTTAAATTTGATATATTTTATCAAAATTTGTTATAGGCGGTTATCACCGCCCTATCAGAACTCAGCACCCTATAAAACAAAAGCAGCCCGGAACCCCACGTTATTAGCGTTGTTACTTCGATAAGTAGCCAAATTTAGGGCAAACACGCCAGCACCAGAACCATCGAACCAAGAGCCACCAAATAATGGTAGTCTTTCCCCATAATTCCTTATATAGAACATATCTCCTCCAAGGTCGCTATCAATAGGAAATAATCCTAATGCTTTCATTATATTAGGAATAGTAACTCCACTTTTAGCAGCTAAAGTTTCAAAATTACATACACTATATCTAAAGTAATCATTTGTATCACCACCAGTATATGCAGGATTATCCCTAGATATATTTACAATAGGGTCTCCTCCTACATCATTTCCATCTTGAGCACTCGAACCAGCTGTTGTATTATCTATTTTTAAAGTATTAGAGCTCCCAGGTGCAACTAAAGAACCATCTTGAACTATAGCTTTCCATAATGTACTTCCATCTGAATGATCTGAATTTTGTATGGCTGCATTGTTATCTGGTATCACTTGAATTTCTCCATTTTTTAGTCTCAATCCAGAAGCCCATTCCCACACATTTCCGTTTAAATCGTAAATTCCATCTGGTGTTCCATCATGGCTCCAACTTACAGGACCTGAACCTGTAGCAATTCTTCCAGTTCTTATACCATCCCAATCTTTTCCTGTTTCTTTTCCATGCTCATAAGTAGCTACAGCATCTGAACCGTAGTTATTATTTCCTCTTGGCATAAAGTTATTTTTCTTGCACCATAAAGCAATGGCTGCTCTTTCTGCATTACTCATAAGATGCCACCCTTGCCCTTTAGCATAACAATAGCTTAATGCTTGGTCAAAATTTATATAATTTGCTGGATCTTGTCCTGGAAGTGAATATGCTCTACCATTCTGTATTATGTTTTGATATTTTGATATATAAATATAAGGTTTTTCAACCCCATTAACAATAAAAGCTGGCATAACTTGGTGTGTGGCTCCTGCTATAACATCATCCATATAAAATTTAGGTATACAAACCATAATACTTGGATACCCTTGGTCATCATACATTACTGTATTCTTTCCACCTGTTGCTGCTTCTACTGCTGCCCTATAAGTATCTTTTATTGAATATATAAAACTCATTAGTTAGTACCTCCTACATAATTTGCTGGTAAAGCCCATAATATTAATCTAACTTTCTCCATATCTAAAGGTTCTGCTATTTTATTATATATTTCATGTCCTTCATTATCTTTTTCCCCTGTATCCACCTGTGTATAAGTTTTTGCAGGGATAATAATATTTGCTGCATATCTATATTTTAATCCAGTACCAAGCTGCATATCCTGATCCAAACATATATCTATAGTGTTTTCTACATCTTTTTGATATCTGGCTAAATTAATGCTTAAAGTTGAATCAAAATTTATTACTGTATCATTTACTGCATAAGTAATTTTTTTACCCTCATTTTTCTCTTCTACTACCATTTATCACACCTCACTATTTTAATCCTGGATTCATAAGAGTCCATTTTATTTTGATATCATCTGCACTACCTGTGGATTTAATTTTAAAGCCATTAATCTGCTTGTCATACGCAATGCAATCCCCTACGGCTCCAATATCACTTGCGGATTGTATTGCAAGGTTAACGGCATAATCTGTGCTTAATTGAGGATATCCTGGTAGGCTTACAAGTGCATAGGGTTCTGTATTTTTAAATACATTGTTAGTTTCTATTCTCCTAATATCCTGTATTGTTACTAAGCTTAAGTCCATCTTATTATCTCCCGCAGGTACCACTATTTTATATAAGCCTAATTTACCATCTGGTATTTCAGAATCTAAGAATGGTTTATAAGATCCAGACGAGATATCATAATCGATATAAGCATAATAGGTATTAGTTCCATTTAACAGGTATTGAGGAACCATTGCAAGCATTTCTATATCATTAATACCTATAGTTTTGCCATCTGCATATGCCTTTGACATATTGTTTGGCATAGCACTTATTATACATCCCTCGATAACTGATTTATTGTAGAGCATAACAGTCCCTTGCAAAAGCCTTTGGTTTTGCCACTTGTCAAGCTCTTTCGTTAAAGAGCCAATTTTTTGTAATATTTCAGCTACTACAGCTCCTTCAGTGCCTGTTGCAGTATCAACTCCTTCTTCTAGATTATTCATATTCCTTGCTGAGTAAGGAGTCCCCTTTTGAATTTCATTTCCATTTTGATCATGAACTTCATCCAACCAATTTGTCCTAGTATATGACATATATCATCATCCCTCCTGTACTTGATATTCAAACAATGTAAGAAGCCCTCTATCATCTTTTGTAACTGTATCACTTTTAGTGTCAAATATCTTGCCATCCGTACTTACAAGCCTATATTGAGTTATAGCTCCGACCACAGTTTCATCTATATAGACAAATATTTTTATAGAGTTACTACTTTGTTCATATCTTTGTATTGGAACATCTAAATAGTTTCCATTAACAAGTACCTGGCACTTCAATAAATTATTCTTAAAAAAACTAAATAATAAATTCATTCCATCAGCTGTCATAAATAAGTTCTCCTTCCTCACTATATAAAGTTTCACTGCAGGTTTTAAATTTTTCAGAGAAATAAAGATTAAATTTCTCATTTATATTTTCTCTATAGCTAACACCTTTCTTATAAATAAAAGTATTTTCAGATGCAACTAAAAAAGGCTCCGAAAAGAACCTATGAATTGAACTGCATATTCTTTTATTTATAGAGTATCCATTACCTTCAATAAAAGTATTCTCTGATGCCTTCATAAGATTGTCTGAAAAGTACCTATTAAAAGTCTTACTAATTGCCTTTAAAATAGAATGTCCTTCACCTGAAACAAATGTAGAAGTAGAAGCTCTCATAAATTCGTCAGATAAGTATCCTCTCTTGGATGAATTTAAAAATTCCTTAAAGCTCCATCCTTTTGTTACTACTATAGATTCTTTAGCTCCATCTTCATAAGTTGTAAAATTACCACATCTAGAAAGAATATCGCTAAACCATCTAGTAAATATAAGCTTAATTAAAATACTTAATATATAATCAGTTATTAACTGATATGCAAGATGGCAAGGCTTAAGATCTTCTATTTCATCCATTATATAATCAATTGAAGCATGTAATGTTGTCTTAGTTTTTAGTATTGCATCAAAACGATATTCTGAAAAATATTCATCTATCTGCGCGTCATCTGCATAATTTTTTAAGATATTCTCCATTCTAACACGTGTTATAGGAGATATTTGTGATAATTTTGTAATTACATTTGCACGTCTTATATCCAGCGATTGTGAGGAATGTTGTATACCACACATATCTTCCCACATATCAATTGCCCATGTACATGTTTGTGGATTTAGCTGCAGTATTAAATCCTGTTTATCACTTAATAACTTGTCTATTTGATTTCCAATCGATTTATACGCTTTATCAAAAATAACACTATCTTTAGTTGAACTTGGTTGTTTCTGTTTAAAATAGTCGTAACTATTCATAAGTAACACCCCCAAGTACAATTTTTTCTTCATCATTTGAAGTTATGTTTCCACTAACTCCATTCAAAGTTACAATTGAAAAATCATCAGTTTTATCAGCATCAGCTATAGCTGCTATTACATCCACAAGTTTTAATTTCTCTCCCGGTTTAATTGAAAGAAATAAATTTTTTAAATTATTCTCTATATTTGTTTTGGCTACATCAATATCATCAGATGTTAAATTCTTTATAATTACATCCACTTTTTTAATCGTTGGTGTCACAACTTCCACACTAGCACCTATAGGGGCAGTGCCTTCACCATGTCCGTGTAGAGGTGGATCTATATGGTTTTGTACATTTTGCACTATAGTACTATCTAATGGCTGATTATTATCACCATAAACAATAACTTTAACTGTACCTGGTCCATTTGCAAGAGGAATTGGTTTTGAACCTTTAACCCCAGTTACCTCTCCGGCCCACCTTATATAATCATCTTTATTTCCACTAGAAGGAGGATGCGCTAACCTTTGAAGAATTCTAACTCTATAATCATCATCTTCTTCAGTATCCGTTCCTCCTTTAGTAGGAATTGGATTTGTAACTGACGTGATTCCGGGTATAGATATTGGAATCTGTGTTATAGAGTTAGCAGGTATATTATAAATAGAACCTATGTTTTCAGCAATTATTTCAACATTCACATTTGTCGCATTGTCTGGGATTACAGCATCATTTGTGGTGAAAAATATAATATCTTTTGATACTTGTGCCAAAGTTCCAGATGGAATAATTGCATTAGGTACTCCTGTAAATAATATCTGACCTGTTGCTTTTTCTCCTAAAACTCTTGGTACTCCACGCCCTTCACCTGCTAAATCAAGGAATTTATCTCCCGCTTTTTGTACAAAAGCATACATAAGAACTGTATTCAGATCAACCCTTGTATTGTATACTTGACGTGCTGTTGGCCTTAAAACATCATAAACAAAAGACCCCTGCTCAGTATCAACAGAAGCCCCTACATCATTTTGCATATTCTTGAGTATGTCATTTTCACTTTCTTGTGTAAATTCATCAAATATATTCACCACCCCCTATACTGCTATATCTGTCATAATATCTTTTATATATATATCATCTAATGTAGTCTTCTCTATAAAACTTATACTTGCAAGTTTATTTACTTTTTTCATACTAAAATTATCTATCCCGGTTATATATTTATTTCTGGTTAAACATTCTGTAACAAACCTTTTAATTTCAGTTTTAAGCAATTCATAACTAAAATTTTTCCCTACCAAAGACTCAATATCATGTCCATAATTTTTATCATATATATCGTATCTTAATTGTGGAGTATGCAGTGCTTTCCACGTCCACACCCTAAGTGCTTCAATTCCCTCAACTATAACAAAATGTCCATTTTTAATTACAAAATCATTTTTATCAAAATCCCACGCATATTCCCGTGGTAGCTGATCCTCAGTTACAACTGAAACTGAGGATTGTAAAGAGTTCGGCATTTGAACCTCATATATTTCTGGGAACAGGCTCATAAACTCACACCTCTCTTACTCTGCATAAAATCAAATATTTTGTTTTACTTATCTTAATAAGTGCTAATTGGTCATCTTTTTTTAATCCATCCGTAAAATTTATCTCTGCTATATCAGTAGAGGGAATATTAACTGTTCTACTATATCCACTTAATAAATAATCTGCAATTAACAAATTATTTTTATAAAGTGGTAAACTACCAGCCTGTATTGCTAAAGGATTAGATGTAATTACAGTCCCTATTTCAATACCATCTGAATTATATTTTGCTCCCTGAGTACGTATCATTTTTATTGTTTTTGTATAAGATGAATCTCCCATTTTAACTTGCCTCCAAAACATCCATAGTATTTTCAGCATTTAAATTTAATTCCATAGTATAAAGACCACTCTCTAAATTCCATGTATGTGTATCGCCGTCAATATACATAACCTTTTTATTTAACATATCTATGTATGGTGCACATACAAAAGCACCATATCCAGTTTTAAATCGCCAATCTCCAAGTGCATCTATGGTTATTTCAGTATCAAGCATATGCAAAAGAGCACATGCTCCTACTTTCCAATCTTTATCGTCTTCTTTAGTGTAAGTTTCTTGGAAGGTCCCATAAAATTTTCGAGTGTCACTATTCTCTACTACCCCTATAACATTGCCCTTGTCATCATAAGCTTTCACTCTATTTATCATATTATCAATCGTATCTTTATAAATTGTTCCTGACATATTCTCAGCAGGATCCAGTGCATGATATCTAGTCCACATCCCAGTAGCACCTGGAATTGATATACTATCTTGAATTACTGCTCCTTTTTCCATTATACTTAATCTATTTTTGTCCGCATACATAATATACTGCTTATTTGTTTGTTTACTAACTTCAGTAAGTATTAGCATTATAGCTTCATAAGCTGTCTTATCTTTTATTAGCAGTGTAATAGGTATCCCTGTTATTGGAATACAATTATACTTAACATCTAAGTCATCACAAATCTGTTTTATACAGTTTTCTGCTACAGCATTATTAAAATTGTAAGTTACTTTGGATTTAATTAAATATATTAAGCAATCGTAAGCTGTTAATGTAATAGTTTGATCATGTGTATTTATTTCTCTGGTATGGACCCATCCATACCACACTGCTATATAATCTATATACACAGTTATAAAAGTTCCAGGAGCTGTTTGAAACTTAGGCTGATTTGTATCATTTATGGGATAAGCATATGTTATATCAAACTTTCTAGAAACAGAGGACTTATTACAGCTTGATACTACAGTTTTTAATAAATCTGATAAATCCTCTGTTAAATATTTCTTTAATCCTTCTGAATAATATTTAGCCCATATATTAATAGCTGTCACCTAATCACCTCATTTTAAAATCAGAACATCTTATTCCATGTTTCAGTTTCCACAATACCATTTGCTGTAAGTCCATTATTTTTTTGAAATGATTGTACTGCTATTTTAGTAGCTGTATAAAAAATCCCATCTATATTAGTTCCAACCACCCACTGAATATACCTAGTTGCATATCTATGGACATATGGTACTCCACACGTTGGCTTACTTAAAACTTCATTTACTGCAGTGCTTTCATCAACATTGTATAATCCGTTTTGCTGCAGACCCATAATTGATTGAAATTTTTTAAGAGCATCCTTCGTTGCAGTATCATTTATTCCATTGGCATCTAATGTTTTATCCGGGATCTTTAATTTATTTAAATTCTGCTGTAATAGTTTTATAATAGCATCGCCTGAACTTTGGGATGATGATGCAGTTGCTGTTTTAGCTGATGTTACAGTTGCATCTTGAAATATGACTCCATTGACTTCTATATACTCTTTAAGCATAAGCTTAAAATTAACATCTCTAGATCCAGCCTCTTCCCCATAATGGAATTCTTCTATAGAACATAATAAATTTATAGGAGTTCCAGTTATTATCACTCTTACAGGCCATTTATTATTTTTCCAGCTGTTTATTACTTTTACATAATCATAAGGATTCTCTTTTGGAACACATAATAAAAAAGGATACTTTTCATAAGGGAAAAAGCTGTCAATTTCAAAAGTTTTTAACTTCTCTGTACCTAAAAATGATCGTTCTCCACCCATTTCGGTATCAAACGATCCATTGTTCATTAAATCAGCTATTTCATAGCTAGATGGATTTACAGGAAGCTGAAATCCACTATTATCATTATCCTGTTTTAGCCAAAACTCCATATTTTGTTCACCTGCCTTATGCCATATTATAAGCAGCCTTTTCCAATTTCTTATAAAGAGCATCTGCTATTTTATCAATATCTGAATCATTTCTTACAATTATTTTATCTGCTAGTTTTTGAATTATTATTTTAGCACCATTTTCCTTATTACCTCTAGCCTTACTTCCGGTTATAACTTCCTCATCTTCATGAAGTAATGCCGGGAAATTGTCATACGGAACTCTTTTTAATCCTGTTGCGTAGCCTTTATATCCAGGACCTGTGTAAATATTTTCTGGGCTTCCATACCTTGATTTGATATACCTGATCGCAGCCACAGCATTTGCAATCGGATTAAATATATCTCCTAGTCCAGGCAAGGCAAACTCAGCAAACGTAGATGGCATACACTGCATTAATCCACTTGCAGATCCAGGCCCACTATTCATGAGTGAAGCATTACCAGTTCCGAGTTGCCCCGGGTTTCCACTTTCTCTACTTGCTATATCCAAAAGTTTAGGAAGCCAACTCATAGGTGATCCTGTTATTGCAAGGGCTGCACTTATCCATCCTGAAACATTACCTCCGACAGATCCAGTTATATCTCCAATCCACTTATTTATAAATGCTTTAACATCTTTTGCAGTCATTCCATTAATAAGTCCTTGCATGAGGTAATTCCCCATTTTAAACATGATAACAGAAGGGGAATGTATTCCAAAACCACTTTTAAATTGTTCTATTACATTATCTGTTAAAGTTTTTACTATCCCTACTAGATTGCTTGTACTCGCTTGTATCCCTGCTCCTAATTCTTGTACAACTTGCTGTCCTAATGTTGGGCACTGCTGTATAAGTCCAGTTACAATTGATTTAGTATTGCTTGTCATATTAGTTGTTGGTACTGTAGCATATCTTAAATTATTTTGTATTCCTGTCCCTAAATTTTTTACCATATCCCCGCCGTAAGTATCTGCATCAGCTAACGGTCCTTTATCCGGCTTTGAAAAATGTATAAGTTTCTTTATTTCATTAGCCATTAGTGTGGTAGCGGTAACAACAACATTGGTATTATCTTTAATTCCTTTTGCCAAATTAGTTGGTATGTCTTTACCCCATTTAACAGACTGGGGAGCTGCTTGTTCAGCTTGCTTCACCACTCCTGTTGAAAAATTCATGTTGGGGGCTTGTGCTCTCATATTCTTATTCATATTTAACATATTCATTGTTTGTCTGTTGTTATATATTTTGCTGCCTGCAGGGAGGTCTATAAGCTCAGGTCCAAATTCATCTATCCAAGTTAGTCCGCCTTCAAAATAAGAGGTTCCTAATGCTTTCCCGCCTATTTTATTTTCTACCCATGTAGCACCTTCTTTTACTAATTTTATAGTTCCTTGTATTGGATGCTCAAAGAACTTTTTCAATCCTTCCCAAATCTTTTCTACCTCTGCTACAAAATCAGATGCATGTTTTTTTACATTTTCAAATGTTTCTTTAACACTATCGATTTTAGTTTTTACAAATTCAATAACCTCATGTGTCTTATCTCTTATGCCACCCCAGTTATGTGTCCAGGCTTCATAGAGAAGTACACAAGCTCCTATTATTGCTCCTATAATCAATACTATAGGGTTCGCTGCAATAAATGCAAACAGTGGCCTAATAATGCCCATAATTCCAGAAGCTACAGTTCTTATTACACTAAGAAGCTTACTTTTTAATAAACTTCCCAATGTTCCAACCCATAGTCTAACTGTTCCAATTACAGAATTAAAACCACTAGGTATTAATTTTGCAAAGCTCAAAATATTTTTTCCGGCACCTGCTGCAAGAGATCCTATAGTCCTAAATGCGCCACCCACATTTCTACCGAATGCCTTACCCAAGTTACCTACTGTACCAAATGCACTTTTTAAAGGACTAAATGCCAGATTTAAGGTTTTTGGCAATTCCTTCATTACTCCAAGGTTTTTAAAATTTTTAAATGAATCTTGAAGTGGTTTAATTATATTAACTCCTTTTAATGTCCCTTTTAATGTTCCAAATGCTGTAGTTACATTTTTAGGTATACCTTTCATTAAACTCCCGAAATTTTTTACAGCATTTCCTCCATCTTTAAATGTAGATACAATATTTTTGCCTGTAATACTAAATAATCCTGGTATCCACTTAGCTGTATCTTTTATTACACCAAATCCTTCTTTTAGACCTGTAAAAGGTAACTTCAATACCCCTTTTAGTCCGCCGCCACCATTTTTAACCATAGTTTTCAGGGCATTGTCTAATGTAGGAAATTCTTTTATTATCGATTTAATATCTTTGAAACTATCAAATACACCTTTAAACATGGAACCGCCTATTTTTGCGGCTCC